ATGATGCATTCAACCGATTGATCCTACAAGATCAAAACTAAAGGAACTGAAATGAAAAAAGCTACAGATGCTAAAGCAGGTAAAGAATCAAAAGCTGAGATGAAGAAAGAAATTGACTTCATGCAAAAGAAAGGCGCCCCCAAGTCGGTGATTAAGCACGAAAAGGCTGAGATGAAGGGTATGAAGAAGTATGCCGATGGCGGTATGGTTGGCGGTTGTGTGTCAGGTGTATCAGGCACAGGTCGACGTATGCAAATGGATGCGGGCAAGTAATGGGTTACGCACCAGATTGGATGCGTGGATCCATGAAGAAAGCCACGACTGGCAACTCCATGAATTATGGTGTGCAAGCTCGACCGATCTTTCATAGCGCACAAAGCACAGTACAGGCTTTCGCTGATGGTGGCGAAGCTGATTCTATGCCAGTCACCATGACTAAGCCTGCTCAACCAGTGGCTTTAGATAGTGACCCAGTAGCTCAATCATTCCCAGTCCGCACTGATGGGGTTGGCACTGTAGCTAGCACGCCGCTTACTGAAACAAGTGGTAGTAAGTTACCAACCACGCAAGCTAAGACTGACAAGTTCGGTGATGCTTTCGCTGCAGCTCGCAAGGGTGGCTTAAAAGAATTCACTTGGCAAGGCAAGAGCTACAACACCCAGCTCAAGGGTGAGACAGTTAAGAAGTCAGAAACTAAGAGCGACACCCAGCGTTACACAAAAGAAGAAGCCGATATGGTTGAGCCGTTAATTCCTAGCCCACCACCCAAGGCTGCATCTGCGCCAGAGAGTAAGGCGTCAGTTTACACGGGCAAGCATTTAGGCAGCCTCAATTCGACAGTTAAGAAGTCCGGCTCGTCTACTGGCGGCGGCAAATAACTTGTTACCCATACCAACCAAGCGAGTGATACAAGCCTTTAGCTCATTGCAGTCTGACAAAGACTTCCAAGAGATTGTGGCTTATCTTCGCGATGCATCTAATAAGATGGCATCTGACAGTTGCTTTACCCGGGATGAAGTGCAAACCCGTTGGTATCAAGGCGGTTGTCAGGCCATCCAAGAAGTTCTTGAGCGTTGTAGTTCAGCCCAAGAGCTACGTAAGAAACTATAGCGTTAAAGCTAAGTCCCTACCAATGGGGTTTCATTGGCACGAATGAAGACTACTACTACGGTCTTGGCAATTACCATCTGGCTTGCCTTTACCCGAACATGGCTCATGGAGAAATATTGTGGCAATTCCACGCAAAGTGCAAGAAGCAGCTGAACGAGCCGAGGCTCTACATAAAGAGTTTTATGAGAGCCCTGCGGTAGAACCACAGACCGACCCCGAAACTCTTACCCCTACTCCAACTGAGAATCTCCAACCGCAAGAGCAAGCGATTGCTCAACCGACTACTGCTGACGCTCCACCCAATGAGCAGCCAGACGAGCAGAAGAAAGATGACCAATGGGAACACAGGTATAAGGTGCTTGAAGGGAAGTATCGTGCTGAGGTGCCTCGTATAAGCGCGGACAACCGCGAGCTTCGTCAAAAGCTAGATGCACTTACAGAAGAACTTGAGAAGGTAAAGACCCAAGGCTCAGTCCCTTTATCATCACTCATCAGTCAGGAAGATCGCGAGAAGTATGGCGATGAACTCTTAGATGTTATGAAGCGTTCAGCTCAGGAACAGGTTTCATCCAAAGACGTAGAGATACAAGCATTGCGAAAACAGTTAGAGTCGGTAAGTTTAAATACCGCTAAGACTGCAGAGCTAGGCTTCTTTGAACGTTTAGGACAGCTTGTACCAGATTGGAACACTGTCAATAGCGAAGACGAGTTTCTGAAATGGCTAGATGAATACGATGAGTTCACAGGACGCACGAGACAGGAATTACTCTCAGATGCTGAACAGGCTCGCGATGCAGACCGCACCGCTAGATTCTTCAATAGCTGGAAGGCTACGCAAAAAAACAACGTAGCAATTAGTCAAAGCAAACTTGAGTCCCAGTTGGCGCCTGACTCTAACCGAGTTAGTAAGCCACCGACAGGCAAGAGATTTTTCACCCGACCAGAGATCGCAGACTTTTATGCTGCTGCTCGACGCGGGGAAATAAATGCTAAAGACATGATTGCTATGGAAGCAGAAATCCACGCCGCCACATTAGACAACCGTGTTCGGTAAAGTCAATGGTTAGGCAATCATGAAACATTAGGAGTTACAAATGGCCGTAGCAGCAACATCGGGTTATCCCCAGTACTCACCCTCGAATTCGAGTGGTGCTAAATTCATCCCAGAGATTTGGTCTGGCAAGCTCCAAGTTAAGTTCTATCGCTCAACCGTATTGGCTGAGATTACGAACAACGACTGGGAAGGCGAGATCAAAGGTTCGGGCGATAAGGTCCACATCCGTTCAATCCCTACGATCACTATTCGTAACTACACCAAGGGTTTGAACTTAACCAATGAAGTTCCAGAGTCAACCCCAATCGAATTGACGATTGACAAAGGCAAGTACTTCTCAGTCGTGGTTGATGATGTAGATGAAGTCCAAGCTGACGTGCGCTTGATGGACATGTTCACTAACGACGCATCAGAGCAAATGAAAATTGCAATTGATAACGACGTCTTGAACGCTGTCCCAGCTTCAGCCGCTGCAGCCAACAAAGGTGCAACCGCTGGTGCAGTATCTACCAACATCAATCTTGGTGTTGCTGGTGCTCCACGCGCAGTTACTTCTGGCAACGTGCTTGATGCAATCCTTGACGCAGGTCAGGTGCTTGACGAACAGAACGTACCTGAAGATGGTCGTTGGATGATCGTGTCACCTTGGTTTGCAGCTCTTATTAAGAAGTCTGAGTTACGTCAGGCTTACTTAACTGGTGACGATATGTCTCCATTGCGTAACGGTAAGATTGGTATGATTGATCGTTTCACGTTGTACACGTCAAACAACATCACCAAGATTACTGACTTGGGTTCAGATGCGGCAGCGGGCGGTACAGGCGGTGCAGCCGATCAGTCGGCATGGCACTTCTTGGCTGGTACTCGTGATGCTATCTCCTTTGCAAGTCAGATCACTAACGTTGAAACCTTACGTGCTCAGTCTACGTTTGGCAACATCGTTCGTGGTCTTAATGTGTACGGCTACAGTGTTGTGAAGCCAGAAGCATTAGTAGACTTGTACGTCGCTAAGGGTTAACCATAGGATAGGGGTGGGGAGAAATCTTCACCCCTCTTAAATTATGCAAAAATTATTACTACAGAAAGGCACAGGCTGTGTGTATGCTTGGTCAGAATCTTTGGCGGAGCGCAATGACATGCAACCTTACGAGAAGCCCGTGGTGAAGCTAGAAGTAAAAGCTGACCCAGAGCCTCAACTAGAGAAACAAATCAAACCTGAGCCCGCTAGTGAAGCCGTAGAGACAGTCGTCGTATCTAAGATGCAAAGCGCGGATGATATTAAGGCAATGGCTAAACAGGTGTTCGCTAAAAAGAAGTAAGACAATCTCATACCCATAAAGGATTCATCTTGAAAGCAAGCGACGTCAAGAAAGTTGGAAGCAAGTTGGTTTACCGGGGTCATGAATTTGATGGCTTTAACAAACCAAAGAACGCTCCTGCTGGTGACGTTAAGAAAAAAGTTGTACTTGCTAAGAAGGGTGATGACGTGAAGCTGGTCAAGTTTGGTCAGCGCGGGTATGAGGACTTCACCCAACATAAAGACCCCAAGCGTCGCGAGAATTATCTCAGTCGCTCGGCTGGTATTAAAGACAAAGATGGCAACCCAACCAAGAATGACAAGTTCAGCCCTAACTATTGGGCTCGCAAAGAACTTTGGGTTTTGCCATTGCTAGTTATAATCAATCCACTGTTATTGGTTGCGCTGACCTAACAGTTCTTGTTACTGGAGTAACACATGGCAATCACCGCCGCGCAGGTTCTGTTACGCGCTTCCGATATTATCCAAGACCAAACCAATGTACGCTGGCCAACCGATGAGTTGCTACGCTATTTAAATGATGGTCGCCGAGAAATCTGTATCGCTAGACCTGACCTGTATGCAACCACTACAGTATTTACTTTGGTTGCTGGCACGCGGCAAGGACTTCCGGCAGACGGGGCAAGGTTTCTTGATGGTGTACGAAATATCGCGGCAGATAGCTCTCCGGGTCGTGCGGTGCGTGTTGTCGAACGAGAAGTCCTTGATGCTCAACTACCTAATTGGCATACAGAAGCCTCTGGTGCTACTAAGCACTTTATGTTTGATGAGCGCAGCCCACGAGTATTTTATGTTTATCCTCCCGCAGCGGCTGGCCAAAAGTTTGAGGCCGTATACTCCAGAACTCCGACAGACCTAACCGTAACCTCTGCCGAGTTAACTGAAGAAGATATGTATGCTGGCACCTTGGTTGACTATGTTTGCTACCGAGCGTTTAGTAAAGACTCAGAGTATGCGGGTAGCTTAGAGCGAGCTAGTCTGCACTACAGCCAATTCAGAAACGTTCTGGCAAATGGTGGCTCAATCAATAATTATGTATCCCCTAATACTTCAAACATCGGTGGTCGGATACCTAAGAA